ACTCCAAATAATAGGGCACACTTATCACGGCCCAATTTGGTTTTATATGGTCCTTTGATTCGACCGAATCCAATGACTGATCGAAAGAACTCCAATACTTCGACGTTATCTGCTGTTTGAGGCACGTTCGCGTAGAGTTGTGGTGATACTCGACCCGTTTTCGGATTCGGATAGCTCCTATGGCACGAGACATGACCTTCACCATCAAAGAATCCGGCACACCACGCTATGTCCGTTTCCTTCACATCTCTTTCAATCATTAGATTATCCCCTTTTCTCTCAGAATCCGCTCGATCTCCTGAGGCGATGCTCCTTCTCTACATGAATCACATCTCGGTTTGTCTTCCATCATCGCCTGATCTGACATTCTGAATACATCCTCGCATTCCCAACATACAGCATCCTTCGTCAAGAGGATATGGCTCAATCCATCATGAACGAACCACGAACACATCGTACATGTCCAGGTCGTAGTTTTCTTCGCTGGCACGCGTAAGAACTTGTGTACATGTTTAGCCATCTTATTTTCTCCAATCTGAGGAGTTGACTCCGGTGTAGTCTCGACTGGGCACGATCCGTGCCGTCTGGTCTGTCTGTGTGTCCGTGTCTGTTCGACCCGACCGTATCCTACCATACACACACTCGACCTGTCAACCCCCAATCCCATCTCCTAAAAAATCCAAAAAAAAAAAATAAGAGGGAATATAAATGTATTTATGATGTGGTGAGGGGTGGGGGAGGTGGTGTGTGTGTCCGGGTAGGCGGGGGGTTTCGACACTCACACACACTGACACACACTAGAATTTATTACCCACGATAGAGGACGATAGAGGGCGCGCACAGCACTAAACGGCCCGCGATAGCGAGTTATATGATTATTCTGAATTGGATTGAGGGAGGAGGCGCACAGCACGAAATGATACGCAGAGCGTATCGCGCACAGCTACGATTATGATTCAGATATGGGGCGCACAGCTAATGAGGGGGTCCCCGAAAGGGCGCGAGGGTGGGGGATTTCTCCCCCGGTTGGCGGTCTGGTTAGCGGTTGGCAACCTTGCGCCAATTGTTCTGGCGGTCGCGCTTCTCAGTGATTGCCGCCACGAGGAGTGTCACGGCGGCATCATGTGTCATGCCAGCGCGGATGAGATACGCAAGGGCTTTCTTAAAGGCGCGAAACTCGGTGATAGTGAGAGTGGCAAGAAAAGTGTCCATCGTGTGTCCTTTCGGAATTTCACAGATTGAAATAAGAGGGAAGAGTTGACAACTCTCCCCCCTGTTCAGAGTGTTACTTGCGGAACTCCGATGTCCATTCGATACCCGTGACGGCGGACGCCGTGGCGCGGGCTTCCTCGTGAGACTTCTTCGCCGCACGCAGGCCCAAGTAAATCGTCTTGAGCTGTTCCTGCGGGTCGTTCTCGAGTGTGGGCTTCTCGATGTTATTCGCCTTGAGCGTGAGCGTGCGCTGCGCACTCAGAGCCGCGCCCTTGCGCTTGGTGTTCACCATGTCCAGCACTTCTGAATCCTTGGGGAACTCGTTGGCCGCACGCATTTCGGTAACGTTCTCGAATGCGTCAAACGAATACTCGAAATTGATGGGGGGATTGATGACCTTGCCGAATGCCGACTCAATGACGGCGGTTTCTGTGACTGTCTTCATTCTACACGCTCCGTTCTACCGTTATTGGTAGCCTGTGGGCGGGAGACTCGTTGAGCCATCACCGCCAATCTTGGTCTATCGTTTGGGGTTTCACCTTGCGGTTACTCGCTTAGTCCGAATCGACAAAGAGATTGTCTCACGGGACCGGGGACCCGTCAACAATTATTTTGGGGTTGGAGCAAAATTCTTTCGAGCCGTCAGAGCGCGAATCGGATGCCTGGGGGACCGGGCCGGGCCGAGCTGAAGTACTTTGTTTCACAAAGGTGTTGACAAGTCGCACAGCCCTGTGATGCTCTTGTTCTTGAAGTTCTTTGCGGGACAAAGTTCACGCGATGGCTCATGGGGGTATACCCTTGCACGTAATTATACACGCTCGTCTCCGGGGCGGCTTGGTTCCAATCGAAATCGGTAGAGTAAATCATATGAATCGGTAGGCTAATCTAATAGAACCGAATGATTAATCGGGTCCCATATTGTGGTTCCATCCGTCAGAATAAGACAGAATGAATACCCAATATGAGTGTATGAAATCAAGACACTCGATCGGAGGGAATCAGGGATTTTAGGGGAGGTAAGTCGTTGACTCGAAAGGACTTAGGGCGATCGCCGGACTTGACAGGCGTGAGATGATCGAGTTGAGGGTTGGCCTCCCTCCACTCTAATTGGTCACAATAAAATGTAAGACTATGTGGAGTGATGAGTCATGCCCATCGGAATCGTATCAGACGACGATCTTGCTCTCGAACTAGAGAGGCTCAATAAAGGGAAGAAGAAATCTGAGCCGATAGTTCAGACTCCCGAGATCGTAGACATTCCGACTAAGGGTAGAAATGAAGGGGATGTAAATGTCCCTGAATCACTTAGGAAAATCATAGGAGAGACGGCGCTACTCGATGGTAGACAGTCGGCGCTCCAACTAGCAGAACAGTTTGGTTTATCTAAAAGCTCGGTTTCTGCGTATACGAAGGGTGCTACTAGCACGACTACTTACAATGAACCCAACAAAGAAATAATCAGTCACATCAATAAAGCTAGACAAAGAGCTATAAAGAAAGCAAGTCGAACACTGAATGGAGCACTAGAGGCTATCAGTCAGGATAAGTTAGATCAGACTGATGCCAAAGATCTATCAGTCATAGCGAAGAATATGTCGGGCATCATTAAAGATCTCGAACCTCCTCAGACTTCAGATTCAGATCCCTCCAGTTCTAATACTCCACAATTCGTTATATTCGCTCCACAATTCAGAGATGAGCGGAGCTTCGAGTCAATCGTTGTGAATGAATGATTCAATCGGGCCAAGTCAGATAAGGAGAATCAGATGGATGTGTTCCAACCACGTCGCAACGATGTGTATCGCCCAGTCTTCCTAGCTGAAGATTCTGAATCGGTCATGTTAAGTCTGGAGAAACAAACGCGCGTCAAGGAGATACTCGATGTCGCGTGCTCAGATAGTCGATTCGCTCAGAAGGCGTACGACGCGATTCAGTTCATTCTGATAGCCGAACCAACTGTCCCACCTCAGATCGAATCCCTCTCACCTAATTCAGCCGTGCTCGGATCAGAGAATTTCACTCTGACTGTTCGAGGTAGCGGATTTAGTGACGGCGCGCGTATCGTATGGAACGGATCATACGAACCGACAACACTCGTATCGGATACAGAACTCAATACGATAGTAAATATGGATACCGCTGAAGTCGCCATGGACATTTCAGTTCAGGTGCAGAATTCAGATGGTGTGACATCGAATACTGAGACATTCAGTCTGACTTCTCCTGTCAGACAGAATGATTCATCGGGCCGTGATTCAGATAATCGATACGATGGAGGAGCACCACAGAATCGTCCATCATATAAGTCAGACGAAGCACGTTTGAAAGCAGAACGTGAAGAGGAACTACGTAAGAAAGGAATGCATAAGGAAGCTCTTCAGAGAGAAGAGCATGATTCAAAGAGTCATGGTGGTTCATTGACTCAGAGTAAAGAGACCGGAACTGATAAGGTCGAATCTCCTAGCTTCGGTTCAGTAGATCCGAATCGTGGAAATACTGAGGGCAAACGAGATTCAATGGTAGAGTCTGAGAAAGGTCAGACTAAAGAGGATCAGACTAAATCATTCAATCAGACGATTGAAAAAGTTAAGGAAATACAAAAGCAATTCAATAAACCTGAGACTCCTCCTGAGCCAATGAATAAGGGTGTGGGAAATCCTGCATCGGGATCTGGCGAAAAAAAGTAGATCGAAGGAATAGGGAAGTCAGAAAGGTCATACGCGCACTTCGTCGATTAATTGAGGACTGATATGACACAGAGTGTTCCGATCGGAATGTCAGTCACATTAGATCAGAATGTGACGTATGCTCTACCAGCTAAACCCGTTTATGTGAATTCAAGTCAAGCAGTTCAGACCTCACTAGATGGAACGACGTGGAATGCGTATACCGCGGGGTCAGTCAGTTCAGGGAAGTTCATTCGATCTACTCTTGTAGGAACTATAGTCAGTCTTAGTGAAGCTGGTAAAGCAGCCGGATCTGGAACTGTCAGTGGATCAGGTTCATTCCAAGACTTCATTGCAGTTGGAGCCAATCCTGCTCAGTCTGGTCATATTAGATTACCCGATGCAGGAGCAATAAAGAATAGAAATATTAATGGCGCGTCGGATATGTCGGTTCTGACAGCCTATACTTCAGTCATAGTGCTGGGTGAAGGTCAGCCAGTATCAATGTATGGTCCTCTCAGTCTAGGACTAACTCCAGCCCAAGGAGGTATGGTTAGATTACCAAATGGACAGGCAATTGCTTGGCGTAACAATGCTAACACTGCTGATATTATAGGTATTGTAGTTATTGCTAATGATAATCTTCAAATAAATGCAGGAGGAGCATTAGTATTTCAAACTAATGCAATTAGTCGTTGGTATATAGATAGCAGCAATCTAGCTCCTTTGACTAATGATCTCGCGAGTATTGGAACTGCTGCTCTTAAAGTGAAAAATATTTTTGTTAGTGGAGCAATAATGACCGGCATTAAAGCTGGTGCTCCAGTAGATGCAGATGTAACTAATCCTACTGATGGAATGATAAGAATTGATAGCACTAATAGTAAGATTTGGGTTAGAATAGGTGGCGTTTGGAAGGGTGCTCTACTAACCTAAAGTGATGTGGTTTCTCCTGTTTCTCGCTCTCTTTCAGAATGGATTTCCCATCACTCGATATCTACTGTGGGAAATGAATTCTGACTCTGACAATGTTTCATACTATTCAGTTCAACTAGATGATGATCTAGCTCAGATAATATATACGAATGATTGTGATGCTGTGATCAAGACGTGTTCAGTTCAGATCATTGTGCCAAACAATAAGAACCATGAAATATCAGTTAGGGCGACTAATTCAAATGGAACATCAAGTCCTACAGTTCTAAGATTCAGAATAAAGAATTCGAATTAAAGGAGAGATGAGATGGGATTCTTAGGCGGATTGAAGAAAGCATTCACGGCTCCGAATCGAATGTTAGGAAAACTACCGGGAATGCAATCGGTCGCTAAGTTACCGGGCATGAATGCAATAATGCCGGGCCTCAGGCAATCAGGGAAATCCAATATCCCATCCGCGCCCGGAATCGGTCAAGGAATCGGGCCGTCACAAGTTCCAATGCAACAGATGGGACAGATGGATCAGATGGAACCACCCGCGCCTGAAATGATGGACCCACAATCAATGGGTGGTCAGATGCCTCCACAAATGGGACAGCAGAATCCCATGATACAGCAGAAGATGATGCAATTGAGAGGAAAGATGGGACGATCACCGGGAACTGGTCCGGGTATTGGGCCGTCAATGTTTGGTTAATTGTTGTTCGCCCGGAGGGCGCGTATGGCGAGCATTGATTCAACTCAACCAAAATATAATCCAAATGAATGGCGTCCAGAGCCAAAGCAAGAACTCTTCTTATCCGTTCCCACTAGTATTAAAGAAGCATTCTACGGAGGTGGTGCCGGTTCTGGGAAATCGGATGTGCTGCTTCTTTACGGTATTGTACACAGATGGCATGAGCATCCTAAATTCAAACAAGTATTTATGCGTCGTACTTTCCCTGAACTGAGAAATGAAATCATTCCACGATCGCGTGAACTATACAGGAAGTTCGGAGCAACGCTGAATAAAACTGAGATGTGCTGGACCTTCCCGAGAGAAGATCAGTACGGAACTGGAACATCAACTAAATTCGGACCAAAGAACGAGGGATCGATGATATTCCTCGGTCATTGTGAGAATGAAGACGATGTGCATCAATACGACACTATGCAGATTAATCTATTCACGCCCGATGAGCTTACGTCTATCACTGAATGGATATATCTCTATATTGGTTTCCAGAGGGTTCGATCGCCCGTGCCAGAGTTGCCCAGTATTATCCGTGCTGCTGGTATGCCCGGAGGTATTGGTCACACCTGGACATTCAAACGATTCATTAAGCCCTATCCCAAAGGTGGACGAATTATAATCGGGCGTGGTGGAAACAAAAGAATCTACATTCATTCGACTCTTGAAGATAATAAACATATCGATCCTACCTATCGTCAGTCACTTCAGGGCATCACTATTGATGCTGAGCGAAAAGCGAAACTGTATGGTGACTGGGATGCGTATCAGGGACAGGTTTTCGACGAGTTCAGAGATAGAAAGTTTGAAGATGAGCCGGATAACGCTCTTCACGTCATTCCAGAGTTTGAGATTCCACCATGGTGGCCGAAAATAATCATCGGTGACTGGGGTTTCGCCGCGATGACGTGGATAGGTTATGGCGCGATCTCTCCAAACAGACGCGTGTATATCTATCGCGAGCAACATTGGATTAAGACGAAGATCGCTGAGTGGGCGCCACATGTTAAACTATATTTGGATAAAGAGAATCCTCGCCTCGTTAGGTTCTGCAAGTCGGCTGCACAGGATAGAGGACAAGAACATACTATTCAGCAACAAATTGAAGACGAACTCGGAGTCAGTATCGAACTTTCTAACAACACACCCGGAAGTAGAGTCGCGGGTAAGATCCTCATTCACGAATATCTTCGGTGGAAGCCGCGATTAACGAACGAATGGGAGATTCCGATCTACAATGAAGATCATGCGATGTGGATCATGAGAAATCGTGGTCTGAAAGAATACAAAGCATACATGAATTCATTCATTCAGCCGGAACCAGAGAAGAACTTACCGAAACTTCAGATATTCAATACATGCACTACGCTAATTGAGGCAATTAAAGCGTGCTCATATGATAAACCAAAAGGAAATAAGCCCGCAGAAGACATCGCCGAGTTCGAGGGAGATGATCCAATCGACGGACTTAGATATTTGGTTGACGCGGCAGAGTCATTTTTTGACGATGCTAATGATGAGTTCAAGCGTATTGAAAAGCAAGAACAATTAGTTCAACAATTGGAATCAAATCAGGATTGGACTGCGTTCTATCGTAACATGCGTAAAGTAGAGACAGACGAAGAAGAACAAATCAAACCTGTAAGTCGATACAGGCATTAGGAGATGAGATGACTACACAGAATCATTCAGTTGAAGAAACTTTTCGTCAGTACAGGAAGAAACAGATAGCCGAAATGCGTCCTTACATCGATGGTGAGGACATTAGTAGGATCAACGTGGGAGATGTGTCACCGAAAGTAGGTGATTTCGTGGCACGTGATCCTGAGAATCATTCAGATCAGTGGCTCGTGACGGCGTCATTCTTTAAAGCGAATTACGAGCCGATTTCGGATCTGGATAAGTCAGATTTTCAACAGTAGGAGGGACAAAGTGCCCATCGATAAACCATACGCGTATCACAAGCCCAGTCCAGATGGATTGGTAAAGATAAATGAGTTGCGAGCATTGTTTAGTGAAGTAGACAGGAAGATCAAAGAAATCTGTCCTCCTTCACGACATCAGTCAGTCGCAATCACCAACAATGAACAGACAGCGATGTGGGCTATCAAAGCTGTAGTGTTCAACGATCCTAACTCGAAAGTGGAAGAATAGTTCTGATTACACGTCTTGGGCGTGCGTATGACTCACTAAGGTGTGTATATGTTAGGAGAGATCTTAAGAAAGTGGTTCGGACTAGAGCCGATTCGATGCGATGTATGTGAGGTTCTGCGTCTTCAGCTCGATGAGAGCAATAGAGAACGTAAGGAGCTTCTTACCAAGTTATTGAACCCTACTCAGTCTGAGCCACTTTCTGTCAAAGAAGAAGAGCCACAGCCAATCAGACCACAAGTTATACCGTGGAAAGTTCGGCAACAGATGCTCGAATCAGAAGATAGAAAACAAGCACAACTAATGCGAGATAAGAAAAGAGAAATAGAAGAACTAGAGAAAGAATTGGGAATCGATCATAATAAGGAACCTCTCGTAGTCAGACTTCCTGATAGAGAGAAAGAAGAAGAAGATGCCGGCTAAATCAGGTAAGCAATACAGATTCATGCAGGCACGCGCGCACGGGAAGGGAGATAAGATTGGACCCTCACCTGATGTGGCAAGGGAATTCATTTCTAAAACTCCAAAGTCCAAGCGTTCAATCTGGTCAAAGAAAAAAGAGAGATAGGAAAATGGACATTATCAGTCTTCTGATCGTCCTAGTGATACTCGGAGTAGCTCTCTATCTGATAGAGACATATATTCCGATGAGTCCTCCTATCAAGACTATCCTTCGAGTCGTCGTGGTTCTATTCATCGTGATCTGGTTACTCAGATTCCTCGGAATCGGCACATCACTCAGACTCCGATGACTAGTATAGACGATAAAGTTCATCATGTAAAATCACAGGGTCAAACACGCGCGCATCACTGTCATTGGCCGGGTTGTAATAAACAAGTACCACCGGCAATGTGGGGATGCAGACCACACTGGTATTCACTACCAAAATATCTTAGAGATAAAATATGGAATACATATCAAATAGGTCAGGAAATTAATATGACTCCCTCAAAGGAATATCTTACTGTAGCAAGAGAAGTTGAGCAGTGGATAAAGAATAGAGTGGAGTAAAGAAATGGGATTTTGGGGAAAACTCGGGAAGATAGCCCTGAAAGCCGCACCGATAGCGGCTGCATTCATACCGGGTGTAGGTCCACTCGCATCCATGGCGATATCAGCCGGAACTAGTGGACTGAGTAAGAAATTAGAAGGTGGATCGTGGAAAGATTCACTTCTATCAGCCGGAGTAGGTGGAGCAGCCGGATACGCAGGCGGAAAACTGCCGGGAATCGGTCCATCTACAGGCACATTAGCTAAGGTGAAAGATGTCGGAGCAGGAATGCTGAATAACGTCAGTCAGTCTGCTCTGAACAGTTCACCTAATATCGCGACGGGTGGAATGAGAGGACCCGCGATGAATATGAATGATCCGAATTCAACCGCATCACCATTGTTCGGACAGAATCAGATGGAGATGCCGATGCCGGAATTAGATCCGGGCATTGGGCCTAGTAGAGTTCCACCAATAGACTACAGTCAAGCCGTGAATCGATCACCGTATTCGAACAATCCGAATATAGGAAATTCAATCATGCGTGGTCGTCGCCTCGCCAATCCGGCTCTGGGATATTGAAATGAAAGAACTAGACGACGAGACTAAACGCCTACTCAAAGTCATCGTAGATCACTTCGATGAAGAGGATAGAGCTGTTCGTGATCGTCAGATCAGACAATGGCGTAGACTGAAATTACTATGGGAGAATATTCAGCATGTATATTATTCCGAAGTCGCGCATGATTGGAGAATCCCCGAATCAGAACGATCAGGCGAAGATGGTGATCAGGGATTCTATGATAAGCCGGTTAATATCTATCGTGCTTATCTTGAATCGATTATTGCTGCTCTTTCTGTCACTGTTCCTCCTGTTACTTGTTATCCCGATGATGCTGATAATCCATTGGACATTTCCACGGCTAAAGCCGGAGATAAAATCGCGGAACTAGTATTTAAGCACAATGATGCTCCGTTACTGTGGGTCCATGCTTTATTCGTATTCTGCACTGAAGGTATGACGGCGTGTTATACCTATGTGAAGGAAGACGAGAAGTATGGAACATATGAAGACAAGAAATACGAAGAACAAGATGAACTTCATGATATTTCGATGTGCCCATTGTGTGGTACTCAGATATCTGATGAAATAGCTCTAGAGAATCCGGCTGTTCAGATGGATGAACAGATGGAAGATGAATACGCGCCTGATTACGAATCAGCCTTGCAAGACGAAATGATAGATACGGGCATGGAACTGTGCCCGAATTGCTCAAGAACGGTCATTCCACAATTAAGCCAGCAGTCAGTCACCATCACGCGCATGGTAGGAGTCACTAAGCATCCCAAGTCGCGTGTAATGATGGAAGTATATGGCGGACTATTCGTTAAAGTGCCGGTTTGGGCTAGAACTCAATCTGAATGTTCATATTTGATTTATTCCTATGAAACTCATTACGCCAACGTCATAGCGAAATATCCCGAACTGAGAGATAAAGTTCAAAAAGGTGTAGCAAATTATGATATGTATGAACAGTGGGGTCGGACTTCACCTCAATACCGTGGTGAGCATCCGGTCAACAATGTAACCGTGCGTAATTGTTGGCTCAGACCATGTTCATTCAATATTCTTAATGAAGATGAAGCGAAAGAGTTGAATAAACTCTATCCTGATGGCGTGAAAGTGTGCATAGTAAATGATGATGTCGCGCACGCTGAAAATGAAGCTCTGGACGATTCTTGGACTCTTACTTATAACCCTCTTTCTGATTTTATCCATTTCGATCCAATTGGTCTCCTTCTAACCTCGGTTCAGGATATTACGAATGATTTGATCAGTCTGACACTTCAGACAATTGAGCATGGAATACCTCAGACTTTCGCAGATCCGAAAGTATTGAATTTTAATGCTTATCGTAATTCTGAAGTTATACCGGGAGGGATATATCCAGCGACTCCTAAATCCGGTAAGAACCTCGGAGATGGTTTCTACGAAGTCAAAACGGCTACACTGTCGCAGGAAGTTCTTCCATTTGCTCAAAAGATTCAGGAAATCGGTCAAGTAGTTTCAGGAGCGTTGCCGAGTCTATTCGGCGGACAAATGTCAGGTTCTAGGACTGCTAGCGAATATAGCATGTCTAAGAATCAGGCTCTTCAGCGTCTTCAGACACAATGGAAGATGCTTTCAATGTGGTGGAAGACTGTATTCGGTAAAGTCATCCCCATGTATATGAAAGAAGTGAAAGAGGACGAAAAACAAGTAAAGAAGGATGAATTCGGCAATTTCATCAATGTATTCATTCGCAAAGCTGAATTAGAAGGAAAGATCGGTTCAGTCGAGATCGAAGCGAATGAGAATCTTCCCATCACTTGGAATCAACAGAAAGATGCCGTGATGGAACTATTTCAATTGAATAATGATGCCGTGATGGCTACGCTCGCATCACCGGAAAATCTTCCATTCATTAAGAAGGCAATAGGTCTGAACGATTACATCATTCCGGGTGAGGATGATCGTCAGAAACAATACGAAGAGATCCAACAGTTAATCAATTCAGATCCGATCGAAATGCCTCCTGATCCCATGATGATGCAACAGGCGATGATGTCTGGAATGGAACCACCTCCACCTCAGAGACTTCCATCAGTTCCAGCAGATCAGGATGTAGACGATCACGAGATCGAATCAGATATTTGCCGACGATGGCTCGTATCCGATGCAGGTAGATTGTGTAAGACTGACAATCCCGCCGGATATGAAAATGTCCTACTGCACATGAAAATGCATAAGGACATTAT